TGCGTTGACCGAACTTGCCGAAGGAGTGCTTACACCGCTAATTCCGATCATTCAAAAAGCTGCGAAGATAATAGCCGACGATTTCGCCGCAACGATGAAAGATTTGACGCCTGTAATCGAAAACGTCAAAAACATCCTCAAAGGCCTGACGGACTTCATTAGTGGAGTATTTACAGGCGATTGGAAAAAAGCTTTTGAAGGACTTGGAACTATAGTCAAAAATGTATTTGGTGCAATCGTCAACGCTGTTAAACTTCCGATCAACGAGATAATTCGGGGCATCAACAAATTTATTGACGGCATTAACAAGGTCAAAGTTCCCGATTGGGTTCCGAAAGTCGGCGGCAAGGGTATTAATATTAAGCACATACCACTACTGGCAAATGGCGGAAACATCGCTGAAACTGGTCACGCAATTGTGGGAGAAGCAGGACCGGAATTGTTGGAGTTGCCAAAAGGTGCAAAAGTTACACCGCTTGCGAAGGAAGCAGCGTCTATTAACATTGAAAACATGAACGTACAGGACGGCACCGATTTGGTACGCAAGGCAAATACCGAACTTGAGTTTGTAAGATTGAGAGGGGTGTTTGCATGAGTATAACTTATAGAAATGTAAGCTCTGATACGCATAGTCTGGTTATCAAAACAGTTAACTACGATCTCACACCTGATAGGCGCAGTAGCTCAGAAGAAGTAATTGGACGTGATGGAGCGTATTGGTTTGAGGATGGTTTTGGAGTTCGTTATTTTGCTTTTTTGTGTACTTTGACAAACAGCGGCGACTATGCGACTAGACGAACAAAAATGCACGATATCGCATTATGGTTATCACAGCCTGGCGAGTTAGTCATGAGTGCTGAGAGTACAAAAAAATATAACGCAAGAGTGGTTAAGAAAATTGATGCTCCGCCGGGTGCCGGGGCGGATCAATTTATCATCGTGTTTGAAGCGCAGCCGATTGCATTTCCTGCTACGGCAACACCCGCCACATTTGCAAGTGTTACAGCTCCGTCTACAATTACGGTTAATAACACCGGAAATTATACGGCTTATCCCGTTATAACTCTTACAGGCACAGCTGCAACATTGACGATTGCTGACGATAACGGTAATAGTTTTACATACGTCAACTTGTCTGGCACTATCTATATAGATTGCAAAAACAAACTAGTATATAGTGTGTCAGGAGGTGTTAAAACGAATAGGCGTATGAATTTGACAGGTAATTATTTGAAACTTAATACCGGGAACAATACGCTTGATATAACAGGCACAATTACAAGCCTTGCGATAACTTTCAATAACCACGTAGCTTACTTGTAAGGGAGGGATAGCTTTGAATGACGTAACGATACTTAATCAATTCGGCTATCCCTTAGCTGATATTGAGACAACGAGAGATAGTGTAAGTCGGGAGATTAACGGAGAGTATGTATTTACCTTTACCGCGCCATACCAAGAGCTTAAAACGCAGTATATCGACACAGACAATTCGGTTGTCGTAGACGGTCAAACATTTGATATTGTATATTACGATGAATCGCACGATCTGGACGGCAAAATTGAATACAACGTTGAAGCCTGGCACGTATTTTACCGCCTGAAAAAAGATGATTTGGATTACTTCACAAAAGATGGAACACCTGCCGAAATTTTGGCAGAAATTCTTTCCGGCACCGATTTTTCTGTTGGTACAGTTGAATTTACAACCACTATGACTTTTGCTGTGCATGAGCCAAAAAACTTATGTGATTTGTTATTTACATTTGCCAATGACTTAGGCGCAGAAGTTGAATTTACAGGCGACGGCTTTGAGATTAATCTTCTCAATACAATCGGTCAAGATAACGACTTTGAAATTCGTACTGGCCGCAACTTAAAAAGCATAAAAAAATCAGTAGACAAACGCAGAGGGGAAGAAATAACGGCGTATTCGGTTGACTTGGTAGAGTTGAAAAACTCTACTGAATACATTGCAAACGGTTATGAAGCATTGGAAGTTATAGGAATAGGCGACACGGTAAGGGTTATTGATGAAGTGACAGGACTGACAGAAACGCAGCGGATCAAGAAAGTACAGTATTCGCCACGATTCAGGAAGAACACAGCTTTGGAAATTGCGAACAAAATCGAACTATTCACTGATTCAATCACGCGGATCCAAAGGGAAACCGTCGCAAAAAATGTAGTATACAACGGAATAAGAATTGGTCCAGATGATGGCTTTGTTGCTACCAGAAGCGACAACAAAGCTAGGGTCATAATGAATGCTACCGAAGGTATCAAAATTCAAAAAGGTGATGGCTCAGGCAATGTATGGGAAGATGTTATCTTCTTAGACACTGATGGGAACGGAAACTTCACAGGGAAGCTCGTTTCATCTAGTTTTGAAGGTGGCAGCATTAATATTGGTTCTGGTAATTTCATAGTTGACAGTGATGGCAACGTGGTCTCGAAGTCGATGACTATCATTGGCGGTAGTATTACCATCACACGCTCAGACAACAAGGCTAGAGTTATAATAAGTGGTGCTGACGGGTTCAAGTTGCAGAAAGGCAACGGTTCAGGCACTGTGTGGACTGACGTAATGTATATTGATGCCGAAGGGAACGCAAATTTTACAGGGATTATAACTGGCGGATTGATCAGGACGGCGGCTGAGGGTGCAAGGATTGAGATAAGCGATAACCAGATTAGGCATTATAATAATTTAGATGCGCTTCAAGGTTTTTGTTCAAATACTGTTGATGGGCGTTACGGAGATATTGAGGTCTATGATGGTGGATTGTTAATATTCCGAGTATATGTCAATACTGGTTCTGGCGTTCGCCTAAGACAAGAAAATGGTAAACCTCTTGAAATAGGGCGGGATGATTATGACACGTATTGCTACGGCAACTGGGCTGGAGTAATTCCTGTAATGACTCAAGCTGAGGCTGCCGCAAAAACTGATTGGATCACAAATCAACTAGTGATCATTACTGATGACTAAGGGGGTGAATATTTGTGGCAGAAAATTTGTATCGATGGAATGGGGATGAATTGGTTCCGGTTTCAGCTGTTAACAGGATGATATTAGGATCATCTTATTGGCTTCCAGCGGCAGATATGAAAATAGGATCGTATGATATTGCCGGTTTTGGCGCAATAGCTGCAGTATATAACGGGAAAATCTATACAACAAATGGACAGTGCTATAACAATACTGGGACAAAAATGAAAAAATACGATCCAGTTAATGATGTTTGGGAAATAGTTGGCGACACTGGACGAAATACATATAAAGCTATGGGAGCCGTTGTTAATGGAAAACTATATATAATCGGAGGCCGATATTCGCTAAGTGGATTGACTGTTGATCCGTCAGTATACGAGTATAATTTAGAAACAGGCGCATGTTCGTTTAAAACGAATATGCCGACAAAGCTAGCTTTAGGGGTAGCAGAAGCTATTAACGGAAAAATATATTGTATAGGCGGTAGTAACGAAAGTATTTCTATATCTGCAAGTGTGCAAGAATATGATCCAATTAATAATACCTGGGATACTAACAAAACGGCTATGCCTGCTGCTAGAAATATGGCATCATCTGCTGTATGTAATGACAAGATATACGTTTTTGGAGGAACAAATTATCTCGGACAGATTACAGATTCTGTATATAGATATGATCCATTAACTGATTCTTGGGACATTCCAACAACAATGCCGTATGCATCCTCATATTTGATGAGTACTGTGTATGGTGATGATATATATATACTCGGGGGAACGAAGCTTGTATCCCCCGGAAACGAATTATCCCATGAATGCTATTTATATAATTCAGTCAATAATACCTGGCGAAAATTAGCAAGTACTACTCACCAGAGAGGCGGAAGTGGATTTGTAAGACTTGCCAATAAGCTATATGTGTTTGGTGGTAGTGATTACAATGGAAAATATATATATTCGTCGATGGAATCTTTGGATATATAGTATTATATTGAAAAATGTGGTATAATGGTTTTAAGGAGGCGATATTATGAAAAAGTATTTGGCAGGATTTTTGATTGGAGTAATAGTTACAGTTGGTATGACAGCATTTGCGGATGAAATTAATAGCTGGATAGCGGAAAAGGCCACGTTTGATGTATATGTTGGTGGAGAGAAATTTGAAAGTGATAAACCAGTAGCAGTAATTGACGGTAGTACGTATCTGCCGCTCAAAGACACAGGTACAGCATTAGGTGTCAACGTAGAGTGGAACGCAGAAGATAGACGTGTGGAGGTGGGAGGATTGATAGAGCAGATGGCATCGTCAGCAGGAGTAGCATTAGGTGTGACACCGAAGTCTACTGCTACTGCAACACCGACGCCGACGCCGACGCCGACGCCGATACCAACGGCTAAAGTAGTGGCTAAGGAAATTGTTCGAGATTATAACTTCAGATCAGACATAATACCTAATGCAGATGGATTCCCGATGATAACGAAAGACGGTGAACACTACCTGCTATTAAGTCTGTTTGGTCAGAGTAATATTATATACCCAGAAGAGTGGCCGAAAGATGGTATTTTCTCGGTAAGACTTCCTGGGAAAGATCCGGTGCCACTACTTGAGACAGTAAAGCACCAAGGAGGGACATTTGTTAAGCTATCATCAGTCGGATTGAAAGCACGTATTGAAGGAAACACAGTTTTTATAGAATGGGCAGACTAAAACAACAATAACCGCATATAAACGAGAGAGCTTAACCGGCTCTCTTTTTTGTATGTCAAAAAAATAAAACGAAGAGAGGTAATGTGAAATGAAAAACGTAGCATTAACAATAATTGGAGTAGTCGGCAGTTGGATAACTTACCTACTAGGGGGTTGGGATATGGCATTACAGACGCTTATAATCTTTATGGCAATAGATTATACTACTGGGTTAATTGTTGCCGGAGTATTTCACAATTCAAACAAGACAGAAACCGGGGCT